CACTTAATTCCCATTGGATGTAATACAAAAGCACGTCTATTAATTAAGAAATCTTCTCCTGCTAATGAATCTCTATCTGTTTCTGTTGGTGTTAATGAAACTGGTGTTCCTTCACCTCTACCAATAGAACCTTTAGCAAATAAATAAGTTGTATATATTGGTGTTTGTCCAGATGTATCAACTGGCATTCCATCATCAGTAATAATTTGATATCCTAAATATGTAGGGAATGCTATTTTACCATCTGATGTAGTTGTATATTGAATTAAGTTTTGTTTTTGTAATTCAGTAAATACTGCTGAATGCATCATAATTGCTTGTAATTGGTCTGCACTATCTCCTAATAATTGTTTAGCATCTAGTACCATTGGACCATCAATTCCACTTGCTGCAGCTGATTTATCTAATGTATGCTTTGACATTGAAGCTGCTGCAAAAGCACCTGTTAATACTGATACAAGAGTTGCTTGTTCTCTTCTTGCCCAATAATCAGCTACTCTATCAGCTATTGCTGCCATTGGGTCATCTCCTGCAAGTGCTCCTGCAAGTTCATTAGCTCCCCAAGCTCTACCTCTTAATAGTAAGCAAGCAACATCTTTGTCTGCTCCAATTTTTCCAGGTGTTAATGGAGTTTGGTCTGATAATACCTCATCTGCTCCTGTTAAATCTTTCCAATATGGCATCTGCATTGTTGTACCGCCTGCAGTAACCAATTCATTTAATTTTGGATTAGCGATTGCTATTCCTGATGTTAATATTCTTGATTTCTCCGCTGTTTTTTCAATAACATAAGGAGTAAATATCTCTGGAACTATAACATCTGCAATTTTTGTAACTGCCATTTTTTATTCCTCCTTTTAAAATTTTAAATTAACTCCAGCTTCTGCTGCTAATCTTTTAGCAAGTTCTGGATTCTGTCTAATTAATTGACCTTGTTTAGTAAGATTAATTTGACCAGCTCTAAAAGGATTATCTTGATTATCAATAATAACTTTAGAAGGTTGTTGAAGTGCCTGTCCTTTTGGCATATCAGGATTTGGTTCTACAACAGGTTCTACTGGTTTTTCAACATTAATCATTGAAATTACTTCTTTAATAGTATCCTCTATTGTATTATCCTCTGTTTTTAATCCTTTTGCCATTTTAACTATTTTTTCAACATCATCTTCTTTTTTACCTGTTAATTCAATTAATGCTTTTATTACATAGTCTTTTTCTTCTAAATCTTGTGACAATTTTAGATTATCAGCTTGAAGTTCTTCCATAACTTGGTTTTTCTTTTCTTCATCTGATAAACTATCTTGATATGCTTGTTTATAAGCACTCAATTTTTCCATCTCATCATCTTTTAGACCTAATTCAGCTAAAATTTTTCTTTTAGTTTCTCTTTCAGCTGAACCTCTAGCTTTAGCAGCTATGTTATCTAAATCTTGTTGAGTGAAAGTTTTGCCCTCATCTTTCTTTACATCTACTTGAGGTTGAGTAGGTTGATTGCCCTCATTAACTTGAGGTTGATTGTTTAAATTTGCCCCATCATTTGGGTTTGCCTCAGGATTTGCTCCTTGAGTATTATCTAAAGTCATAAAAGACTCCTCCTTCAATAATAAATATTTACATTATATATTATATTAATGGAAAATAAATATTTTTATATTAATTTTCTATTCCATTTATACATATCTAAATTATTTTTTAAGAAATTTGTTGTTTCTGTAACTTCAGGATTAACAATACATCCTCTAAATGTAAAAGAATCATCCAATCCCCAATTACCATTATAATTCTGTCTAACTATATTAGCAAATATAAAACTATCATATCCACTTTCGCTTGTATATATAGTATCTTTATCTATAATTTGTTCTACTATTGCTACGTGGCCTACTCCATCATCACCGTGTAGTTTATTTCCACCTTTCCAAACCATTATTCCTCCAAGAGTAGGTTCATCTGATATATGTAAACCTCTTTCTAATGCTTCTTCTATAAAGTTTTCTGCATTAGTTATTAATTGATATTCTATAAAAGGTTTTCCTATTATTTCGGCAAATCTTCCATTAGCATATCCAACACAATTTGCTAATACATCACAATCTCTATCTAATGGTTTACCTAATACAGCACTATTCCATCCTCCTGATTGAACTCTTATATAATATTTATTTCCTCTTTCTGGTTTTGTTAATCTTTGTTCAAACATTATTATCATCTCCTGTAAATACTATTTTGATAGATATAGGTTCCATCTTTATTTTTCTTTAAAGCATTTTTCCATTCTTCATAAGTTACATCTTCATCTATCTTATGCTTAATACCATTTCTATCTTTTATATATTGTTCTATTTCAGTATCAAATTCATCTGGTTCAAAATATGGAATAGTTGTTGTTCTACAATTTGGATGAAATGGTGGATAATTTACACCAACTTCTTTTTCTGATAATTTTATTATCTCCCCATCCATTTCCCTACATATATCTGAAGTTCTACTATCTAATGTTGCTAATATTTGATATTTTTCTATTCCAGCTTCTCTATATCCTTGAGCAGTAGCATCATTTAATATTAAATTATATTCAGTTCTAACTAATCTAACAGTAGAATTATATTTAGAACCTAATTGTTTAGAAGCTATATCAGCAACTTTTCTAGGATTATACCCTAAAATAATTCCTTGTGGTATTTGTTGATTTAATATATTTTCTAGATTTGTTTTATTCTTCCATAACACATCACTATAATTTTCTGTCATATAAGGAGTTGTTATAGCTTTTTCTATTGCTTTAGTATTTAACATAGCAAAATTATCTGAAAAACCTAAAAATTTTTGTTGGTTAAATATAGTTTCATAATATCCATCTTCAAAAGTATTCTGTAATTCTTCTCCAAGACTAGTATTAACATTGTTATATAATTTTTCTACTTCAAAATCTATTTTAGTTTTTAATTCATCTAATCTAGATATTCTTGATTTTGCTCTTAATATTTTTATTTTATTTTCAAAATCTTTATCTAATTTATGTTCTTTTACATAATCTGCTATATCTTTTATACTTTCTTTAAATGATTTTAATTCTTCTCTATTTAATAATTTTTTCAAATCTGCCATTGTATAGTTATTAGCTATTGCAAACTTACCATAAAATTTTTCTATTTCACCTTCAATTGCTTTACTAGCATTCATATATTGCTTTTTTAACTGCTCAACATAGTCTAAAATGTCTTTTTCACCATCTAGAAACAATTTTTCATTACGATTTTGCCAGTATTCCTTTTGTTTATTGTTAGGATTAATTTTAGCCATATTTCATCTCCTACATATAAAAGTATATTACTTTAAAATAAAAACGGCTTAAAATTGATTCTAATAAGTCGTTTTTACTCTAAAATTACGAATTTTCTTCATTTTTGTCATTTTCTTCAGGATTTTGTGGTTCATTCTCATCTTCATTTGGATTTCCATTCTGTTTTAATATTAATTCATTTCTTTCCATCTCTTTATCCAAATCTTCTTTTCTTCTTTTCTCTTCTTTTTCGTGATTTTCTACATAAGGGTTAAGCTCGTCTCTAGTTTCTTGAGATAATTCTGATTGAAGTTTAACTATATTATCTATAATTCCAGTTTCATCTATCATCATATCTCTATCTAATGTAAATGTTATTGGAGTTGCTTGTAATTCTTCAAAAGTTCCTAATCCACCTCTCCAAGCTAACCACTTATCAAAGAAATATTTTAAGTTTGACATCATAAATCTAAATTCTGTTTCATAACCATTTGCCCATTCATTTAAACTTTCATAGAAAGACCTCATTGCTGCACCTGATGGATTTGTACCTAATTGTATAGTAGTTAAATCGACTGTACTTGTATTATCTTGTATTTCTTTACCTATTAATTCTAGTTCTTGTGCTATTGCTGCTACATTAGCATCTATTTTAATAAATTTAGCATCTCCTCCAGGGTCAATTGACATTATTCTACTATTCTGTACTAATTTTCTAGCCCTTACAATTTCACCCATTTCTGCACTCATACCTTCTACAACCAATACAGCATCTATATCATCTAATAAACTATCTATTGATTTTGATTTAAGCATATCATAACTATCTACATCTGTTCTACATTCATTTAATAACGGTAATTCATCATCATTTCCTTTAAACCAAATAAAAGGTACTCTATCCCAACTTATTCCTTCACCTTTTGCTGTTTTCATATGAGTTTCTTGTATTGTAGCTCTCTCTTCTAATGTATCATCCAATTCATATTCTTTACCTGTATCAACTACTAAATCACCAGAACCTTCACCATCACCATAATCTATAAATTTTTCTACAATACTTCTATCCCAGAATTCAACTTTTCTAACATCTGAAGCAGTTTGATTATTATATTCTGTTACTTCATAATCTCTAACTAAAGCATCTAAATCCGTATGAGCTACATCTGCCCACGCTGGATAAATAGTTTCTGCTACCATATCTATTATATCTAATTCACCTTTTTCATTAATCCAAGGGTAAAGCCAACCAATACCTTTATTAATAGCACTTTTTCCTGTTCTTTTTATAACTGACCTATGTTTTTCATCTAAAAACTTTTCCCATTCTGCTTTATATCTATCATTATCACAACTAATAACAAAAGGTTTTGCTAATGCAAAGTTTAATTTTTGATTCAATGATTTTCTATATTTTGCTGTTTTACTTTTTGTATTTGCTAATGTATCATTTTGTATAATATGTCCATCTTCATCTTTATAACTTCTAGTCTTGCTATCTATTGTAGTATTTTGAACTAAACTATATTTATCAGCATCATTCATATCTTGTATTTTTTGACAGCCACGCCATTCATTTAATATATTTTGAGTTATTTCTTTATTTATAGTTCCTTTTGCTCCATATTCTATTTGAGCATTAATAATATCCATTTGACTGATTTGCATTAATTTTTCCTCCTAAACTATTTTAAGATTATCTACTTTAAAGGCTTCTTTTAAGAATTTAATTAAATCTTCTTTTAATATTTCCACAGTATAAGTTTTATCCTCCTCATAGTAACCTGCAAAAGTTAAATCTTGAAATTTCTTTTTCATTTCCTCTGACATAATATAAAACCTCCTATCCAAATTTTACTTTCATTCCAGTGTCTAATTCCTCTGCAATTGAAGTTACATTATCTTCTGCATCATCGTGTTCATTCTTACCTTGTCTCTGGTATTCATTCATACTGTTATAAAATTCTTTGTAACGAATATTCCAATCCATTGGAAAATATATATTATCTTGAACGAAAGTAGCATTACTTAATATTCTTGCCTCTTTATTTAATGTTTGTGTATATGGTTTAAATATAGTTTTATTACCACCAAATTGTTTATAAAATCTTTCAACTGACCTAGCCCAAGCTCTTCCACCATTATTTGATTCAGGTCTAAATACAAAAGGATTAAATTTTACTAATCGTCTAGCAGCTTCTGGTTCTGTTACTTCTCCACCTTCTTGTGTATAATATATATCTAATACATAAGCCTTTTTATCTGCTGTTACTCCATATATTATCATTGATAAATAATCTTCACCACTATCTGCCACATCTGCTCTAGCTCTAACTTCTCTAAATACAATTTTTCCATCAGGATTATCAATTGTTTTGATATCTGCTGGATTATATGTAAGAAATCTTTTATATAATTTACCTTTTAAATCAACAGGTTCTTGGTCATAATTGGCTCTAACTATATCCTCACCAATTGTTTGTACTAATAAATCATATTGATTTTTATTTAATATTGAAGGGTTTAACATTTTATCTAATTTAGAATCATAGGCTTTTTTAGTTATTAATCTATATTTTCTGCCTTGCTCCTCTAACATTTGCATTAATCTTCCTGCCATATCTCCAGTTGCCCATCTTGTCATTACTATTATTATTTTTCTTTTTCCTTCTAATCTGGAATATAGAGTATCTTGAAACCAATCTTCAAACAATGCTCTTAATAATTCTTTATGATAAGCTTCATATTTATTTTTAATAGTATCATCTAATATTAGAAAATCACAACCTATACCAGTTGAACCTGCACTTGGTGAAGTAGCTAGATAATTATCTTCATCACTTCCTGTAACTCCGCCAATTATCTATACTACCACTACCATCTTTTATTGTTACTTTTGGAAATACTTGTCTAAATACTATCTTGCCTTTTTCTTCTCTTTGTAATATTCTATTTCTTACTGCTTTACTACTTCTTCTAGATAATTGTGCATTATAACAACCTTCCATTATTTTATATTTTGGATTTTTACCTAATAACCAATCTACTGCATTATTTACCGTTCTTGTTTTACCGATGCCTAGGAGGCATACATATTATCAACGCTTCATTATCATCATTTTCAAATTCTTGTATTCCATCGCATATTTCTTTTAGATAAGGTGCCTGTTCTTCATCATAGAATTTTTCATCATCTACTATTTGACAATAACTAAATAAATCTTTTGAAGCTAATACCATTTTTAACTTATTTATTTGATTATCAGTTAATGTTTTTACCATTACTTACCTTTCTTTTTAAAATAATTTGAAATTTCTTTATCCTGATTAATGTTTTGATGGTCTAACAGAAATTTTTTAGTTTTAGCATCTAATTCATTAATATTTTTACAAGCTAATAATTTCTTACTTATTTCTGGATAATATATATTTGTATATCTAATAATTTTACTGACTTTTTTATCATAATCTTTATCCATCACTAAAAATCATCTTCTTTCTATTTAAAATTACTAAAACTCCTTGACGTTTATCAATAATAGCATCATAACCTAAAGTAGCTGCTAAATATCCACTATCGGATAAAATATGCATTGATTTATTATAGGAATCATTAGCTTTTGTATATAATTCTTTATTATTCTCATTAAAAGCTCTGTCAACTTGTTTATCTCTTTTTTGTGTTATGTTATCTAATATTGATTTTCTTTTATTTGCTATTTCATCATTACTTATTATTTTAGAATCGTTTTTTAGCATACATCTCATAATATGTTCGCCATATCCATGAGCACGTTCTTCAGCATTTTCTCCAACAAAAGCATAAATACCTCTACCAAAAGCAGAAGAACCAGAACCGCTTGTGTGTAATTCCCCTTCTTTGTATTGTTTCATATAACTTTCCATTCGGGTATCATCAGCTTCAATTCCTCTACATATTTCTCCTAAATTATTAGTTTTTAATTCTTTTTGATAAGCTTCTTTAGATATAACTTCAGGTTTATCTCCATAACCAAGCTTATTATAAAAATCATTTGCTATAGCTTGTCCTTTATCAGAAGAATTCTCATATTTAGAATCTTGAAACATACTATCTAATTCTTCACCTTTTTTAAGAACACTGTCTACCTCTGACTCTATACCACTTTTTTTAGTACCGGTTTTAGAAGATAATTTTGCAACTGTTTTTCCGTGTTTACTAGCATAATACTTTTTAGCAGCTTCAGCCTTTGTTTGTCCTTTCATTATTGGTATATGTGCTCCACCTTTTAAGGAAAACCAACCTACTATTTCAGCCATCTTATTCTCCTTTTTTACTAATACTTATTAATTGTTTTAACTCCTCAGCTGTTAATTTTTCCATTTCTTCTCTTTCTTCATCATCTTGATTTATTTCTACTTTTGTAATATCAAAGCCAAACATTCTATTTAATATTTTAGCTCCTTCATATATTCCGTGTGTATTAACAGCATTTATTCTTCTTATTTTTCTTAAATCTGACATCTCATCTAATAATTTATTAATATGTGCTTGAACATTTTTTGTATCTACATTATCTACTGTTAATAATTGAACCCATTGCTGTAATTCATAATCTTTTCTATCTAAATCTTGTTGATATGCTTGTTCTATTCTTTCCATATCTTGTTGGTGCATTTCCATTGCTTTATTTATTGTTTCTAATGCCTTTTGTCTTGTCCATACTACTTTTTTTAAATCTCTATATCCTATTTGCTCTAGTCTTAGTTTTACCTTAGTATCATTCATTAGTTTACTTGCATTCACATCTACTGCTTCTCTTTTCCAATTTTTTGCTTTTGGATATGCTGTTATATATGCTTCATATTGTGATTTTCCGCATTGCTATTTGTTGACAAAATTCTTCTTGTTTAGGAGTTAATCTTTGTTGTTCATAATTATCTTTATTGTATGCCATTTTGTTACTCACCTCTATTAATATTCAATACTTATTCTTATTATTTTATTTGAAGAATCATTATTTATAGCATTATATTCTAATTCCTCTACATCTTGTATATCTATTCCTAGATAATTTATATCATATTTATTTATGAATTCTTCTATATGTGTTTTTAATGATTTTAAATCATTTTCTTTATCCATTATATCTATCTCCTTATCTGTTTCTATATTTCGCTCTAATTGTTCAATATTTATATTATTTACTATTTTATCTAAGTCTTTTAAATAATGTTCTATATTTTTCATATTAATTATTATACTTCCTCCCTTGTTATTCCTTTTATTATCCAGAATTGTGCCTCTTCTAATTTTTGTAATCCTAATTCTATTTCTCTTGCTGGACTATTGTTACAATTTATATCTATTACATCATACATATTTGAAAATGAATTTCTTATTAAATCAATCTTATCTTCTTTTTCTTTATTTACAACTATATATTTCGCTCTTTTATTCATCTTTATATTTCACCTCCTCCATTAATACATTATATACTTTTTTATCGCCTACATATAACGGTATTTTGTCATCATTTTCTAATGCCCTTTTTGCTAAATCTATTAAATCATCTATAACACTTTTTAATCCGTTCTACTGTATCCATTCCATCATAATCATATCCTATATCTATTAGCATTTGTAAATATTTATTTTTTATTTCTATTTCTCTTTTTAAATCTTTATTCATTTATTGCCTCCATTATCTTTTACCTTATCACTATTTAATTTTCTTTTTGTTTCTCCTCTTTTTGCCATTACTAATGCTCTTGCTAAATCATCTATTAATTGATGTCTTAATTCTGATACTACCATACCATTATAATCTTGTTGAGTAAAACTTATTAATCCGAATTTTATATGTAATAATTCGTGAACTAATATTTGTTCAAAATCATATGCTTGTATTCTATCATTTCCGTGTTCTTCTTCACCTACTATTTTTATTGTTGCTGTTTTTATTGTATCTTCCCAATTTGTTTCACCACAGCAATTATCTAATTCTAAATCTTCAAATTTACAATTATATCTTAAGGTTATTAACCAATCTTGTAAACCTAATCTTTCTTGCCATTCATCTAGTAATTGTTCTTCTGTTTGTTTATTTACTAATGTTTCAGTCATTATAATACTCCTTTTATTTTAATTTTAAATCCATTGTATTATTTATATATTCTGCTATTCTATCTAGATTTGGTTCTAATTGCCACCAAATATCATGTTTTTCTTCAATGTTTGTATTAAATAAATCAGTTATTATTACTTCATGTTCAGCTTTACTCCAATAATGATACATTAATTCGCATTTAAGCCATTCTTTAAATGTTTCATAATCATATACAGGTTTCCAAGTATCTTTGTTACCTTTTCTAACCTTTTTAGCAATCTCTTCTTCCATACCATATAAAACATTAATAAATTTTAATTTATCTATATTAGAATCATATCGAAATGCATACCATTCTAATTTCACATTTTTTATTTTCATCTATTAATCCTTCCTATTTTGGCACCTGTTGATAGATTTGAACTACCACTAATGGTTTTGGAGACCATTGTGCTACCATTACACTAAACAGATATATGTACAGGATTTTGATTTTTTAATTCAAGGGAGTCTCCTGTGTTCATACTCAACCTCTAGTTAGTTGCTATCTAACCCCTGGCTCCCCTTCATAGACTCGAACTACGATTAACAAGGTCAAAGCCTGTTGTCCTACCATTAGACGAAAGGGGAATATATAATAGAAGTGCATTTCCTCAGATTTGCACTCCTCTGCTATGCAGAATTTAGTTATATTTTTAATCTTTGTCCAACATAA